GTACCTGTGACAGTTCGTCCTCCAGGTTCGATAAACTTATCTGCTTATTCATACTTTTATTATACCATTTTTTGTTTTGCTATGCAACCGGTTTGTTTACTAATCGTGCTTAATTTCTAATTTGTGGACTTTGTGCGGTGTTGCCCTAAAGACTTTGTAAATTCAGAAATTGCATTATCGTAATCTTGACTATTATAAAAAGATAACCCCTTTTCATAGTGACATTGCAATATCTTGTTTTTTGAATCTGAATACTGTGATATTCGAATAAAATCAGAAAGCGCCTCATCATACTTACCGTTTTCAAGCAAATTAATTGCTTTCAAATATTTGCATTCCGTAATTTGATTAGGCGAATCGGCATATTGCCCCAATTCCGTAAAAATAGAAATTGCTTGGTCATATGATTTTTTAGCCTGCAATGATAATGCTTCCTTATATTTACATGCTAGCTTCTGATCTGATACATCTGAATAGTCACCTAGTTCTTCTAAAAGTGCATAACCTTCAGAGTACTTTCCAGCATTAATTAATCCAATTGCTGTATTATATTTATCATTTGGAATAAAAATTTGTACATAAATTACAGCTGCAACTGCACTTAATAAAACTGCTGAAGAAACAATGATAGCAATGATTCGGTTCCTTCTAGTCCTTTTAAGTTTTATTTCTCGTTGCTTTTCTTCGTTTGCATTTAATCGTGGTATTTGTTCTTTTATCCAAGCAATCTTATCCGCAGAGTCTTTCCATGTTTCTATCCTAGTAAAGGAATCCAAGGCTTTTTCAAGACCCGAGATATTATTTTCATCAGACATGTAATTCATTGCAGATGAATAAATGTTATCATTTTTTATTTCTTTTTGTATATTTTGTTTATTCAAAATTATCTCCCTTAAAACTGGATATATTGAGGAGACAAAGAAATTATCTATTTCAGTCTTATCATGCAATGCGCCTGTATAATTCTCAGCTTTGATTTGGTTTGGTAAGTCGGCATATCCACATTTTTCTACCAAAGCGTAATAATTATCTAAAGAAATAATATCCTTTACTAGACGATTAGCATGTTCTTTAATGTCTGATTCGTTCATATTCGAAATTTGAATTTGGCTCATTCTGGAGACATGGTATTCTACAGATTGTTTATTAGAAACCATCTTTTGAAGTTTAGAATATTTAGAAATTGTATTCCTATAAAGAGAATCTGTTAGTTCCTTTAACAAAGCCGTTTCACTAATATTCATACTAATTGCGTAAGAGCGAATGAACGGGCTATATTTTTCAATATCTTCATTTAGATTGGAGTTAGTAATATGAATATTTGCTTTTAAGTCTGAAAGGAACTGCTTATCAACTCCAAAGAATTCAGCAGCTTTGAATGTATCAATATCAAAACTCGGAGTAGAGGCTGCGTTCAAATAGACATAGTGATTGAACGGGCATATTTCAAATGCCTGTTTTATACATGAAATAATTCCTTCGACACTATCTATATGAGTTAAGTTTTTTAATACTCCCATTGACTTTTCATAGTCAACATTGTTGAGAGCATTAGAGTCAAATTTGTTCTCTGCTATAAGGTCTTTGAGATACTGATCCATAAGAGCATAAGAGAAAAGAGTTAGTGCTTTATCCATGTTCGGAATGTAATCTTTCTTCTTGAACTCTCGCTCTTTAGAATTACGAACATTTTCGCCGTAATCAGAAATGCTTTGAATTCTATTCTTGTATTGTTCATCGGCTTTTTTATATTGTCCTTTAAGGATTGAATATTCCATTGCCGAAGAAGCAGCGAGAGTTAGAAAGCTATTTGAGTATACAGAAACACCGCTCCCAGTTATCTGAGCCATGGCTTCTGATTCCGCCGTTTCCACTCCGTTTTTAAAGTTTTCCATTTCTTCTATTAGAAAAGAGCGACAAGCTTTATTCGCAGCACTATTTATCTCATCAATTAATGAAAGGGCTGGATTATTTTTTACATATTCATCAACAGTATGAGAGTATACACCTTTTTGGCATAATTCTTTTATGAAACGCTCTGCTGCATTTTTTAGCTCAGTATCAATATCTTTAGTTTCAATACAACAAATCTCACTTTTAGCTAGTTTTGATTCAAAGCTCTTTATTAAAGAGTTATGCACCGAATCAGCAAGATTGGATATTCTGACATACTCTTTTATATCTGTTGAGAATGTATATTCTTCACCCAAAAACTTTACATTAACTTCCACGTTGTTACCTCCCTGACCTGATAATCTTTTTGTTATCATTATATACCCTAATTCTTTTAATGTCAAGATAAAAATTGACACAATAAAGATTGGAAAAAATGTTGATAATAATTCTCACTTGACATTAATGGTTATAACATGGTATAATTGATAAATAATGCAAGATGTACTATTGTACAGGAGGTTTATTTTATGAGTGATACAAATATTCTTATTATAGGAAATGGGTTTGACTTAACTCACAAACTGCCAACCCGCTACACTGATTTCATGACATTTGTTGACGGGTGGGAATCGCTATATAAAAGCATGAAAAATGGGAAGTTCAATAATAATAAAAATAGTATTCATACTCCCGACGATGGAAAAATGTCACTTGACTATATTCCAACGTTCCTTGATGTTTCACCTAAATACTATAATATGGGCACGGTTGACAGATTCAATGATTTATGCAAGAAAAATCTATGGTTAAAATATTTTAAAAACAAGAAATATGTAAAGCCGAACTGGGTTGATTTTGAAAAAGAGATTGAAGATGTAGTTAAGGCTGTTTGTAATTACTATAAGATGTTACCATCGCTCAATGGGAAAAAGCCTAACAATTATTTTGATGGCGAAACAATTACTGCGACTGATCTTTTCAATGATGATGACCCGAGACTTTTCCCCTCAATTCATGAGCTATCCTTTAGTGATTTGACTCCTACTAATATTACTTCTAGCAAGGTAAGAACAATAGATAATATGCTTACTAATTTGAATACCCTTATTGAAATGCTTAATATTTATTTTACGGAGTTTATTGACAAAATAGAAATTGATAAGCTCTCTCCTGATATATTAGCAATAGGAGAAATGAATGTGGTTACATTTAACTACACAGACTACATAAAAAAGTATAGTAATGTTTCTCAGGTGCATTATGTTCATGGTAAAACAAGCAAAGATTGTACTGAGATGAATACTATGGTTCTAGGAATAAATGATGAAGAAATACCAGATAACGATTACATCAGGTTTTTCAAATATTTTCAGCGTATTCAAAAGAGAACAGGTACAGAATATAAGCATTGGATTGAAACACCGGTTCTTTTAAATGGAGATCAAACAGTTGTTCATATATTCGGTCATTCTCTTGCTAACAATGATAAATCAGTCCTATCATTTTTCTTAGAAAATAAAGATGTTGATAAAATAGTCATTTACTACATAAATCAGAACGCCTATGAAGATATGATTATCAATCTTGTGAATATGGTAGGTAAAGACTTCGTAATAAAGAATGTTTCAGAAGGAAGAATAGTTTTCTCTCCTATTAAGGAAACCGAAAATATTCACCTGATTAAAATGTAATATAAACTTTTGCACAGTAATAATCTCCTAACGCCACAAAGACGTTAGGAGATTTCTCATTCAGAGATAAAATAGTAAGTGTGCCGATTAGACTTGACTTCAAAGCTGGTAATGCGCTTAAACTGGCATCCTCTGACAGCCTGCTTGAACTTACGACCAAGCGCACGCCTTTCAGCATTGGATTTATTATTCCAGATACCCACAGGGAAAAACTCTTTGAGTTCATGAAGCTGATTTTTGGAGAGATTTCGCATAAAGCTGTAAATTAAACGTTTGTCACTATTTGACATGGAATCACATCTTTCTTAAATGAAATTACGCCATAGAAATCTACGGCGTATCTGTATTTAATAAATTGTTAGTTACTGTACCGTAAAACAGTATCAAAAAAGATTACAAGCATATATTATCTCCTAAATAACATAAGGAGGTAAACCCGCATGATTACTGAAACAACAGCCATGCAGACCACAGCCATTTACAGCGATGACAAAACACATCGATACCTGCTCCGAAAGGAATGGAACAGTGAAAAGAAGTCAGCAGAAATCATAATGCTCTATCCAAGTTCCGCAGATACCGTCACGGTAGACCACACAACCATGTTCGTACTGCGTAATCTGGAACGTCTGAACTACGGAAGCGTGAATATCGTAAATCTGTTTTCCAGCATGAGCGGAAAGCACAGCACGTCAGATATTGACGAGGATAATCTGGGCTACATACAGCAGTACGCCGAAAGCTCAGACATCATCATCTTTGCAACAGGCACAGGCGGTGACGGAAATAAAGCAGTCCTGACTATGCAGAAGAAAGTTCTCGATATGCTCGAACCGTATGCCAGCAAGCTGTACTGTATTGCAGACCAGAAAGGCAGGAAATTCTATCACCCTCTGTGTCCTGCGGTCAGATACTGGATATTAGCTACATTCGATTACAAGGAACTGAAAGCGTATCAGGAAGAAAAGGCAAAGCCAAAAGAAATAGCGCCTGTAAAGTCTGATGAAGATACACCAGTTTCTAAAACCATTGTAGATATTCCAGTAGAAGAACCAACACCCGAGAAACCCAAACGCAGAAAGAAGAATACAAAGACAACGTCCTGATGAAATATTCAGGGCGTTTTTCTATTGAAAGGATAATTATGCTGTACCAATTCAGAACCAAGGCAGAAGCATTGACATTAGTAGACCGAATTCCAAACTATGTGCTGAATCAGCTCTGTGATGTAGCCGGAATTCTCGATAGCTGCTATAACTCCCATGGCATTGACGGTGGCTATATTCTGTTAGCTGAAAATATTCAGGACGTTGAGGACATAAAAAGAATACACGTTGACTATTCAACCGAGCCAGTCGAGAACGTGAAGAAGCTGAACGATTACCTGAGCATTCTCTATCTCCCGGCTACTGAATACTCAATCACGGTGATACTGCCAGAATCCATAGCGCCGGAAGAAATGAAAGGAGATGAATAGCTATGTTCGACAGCAAGAACCGCTACATAACCAACGGAGTTCAAAGCAATGTCCCTCTGTATCTAATCATGATACTCTGGGAGCTGATAGACCGTGAAAAACAGAATACCCAACTGGATTATCTGCAAATATTCAGATTAAGCAAAGAGAACGGCAAGCAGAGGATAGTCCATGAGCAGGAACAGCCCAAACCGTTCAAAAAGACATATGTGTATCGTATGCCGGAAACATTCACAGGCAAGATATACGTCATTGATGATGGCGACCACGAAACAATGCTTCTGGCTGAGGAATATTAGAGAAACGCTGAATAAAACAAAATCGACCCGCTCAAACGAGCGCACTCACGGGTCTGATTTTGTTACGCTTCGCTTTATTCAGCGTATCTCTTGGAACATAGCCTAAATCTATGTTCCGAAAGGAGGTGAGAATATGGTAGGATGGTACATAGCCGGAGTAGTCGCAGGACTGGCAGTAGCAGTAACAGTTGACTGCATAGTGAATAATACGGAGGTGAGAGCATGATACTCGCATTAGCGGCGGCAACAGCAACCATAGCGACCACAGTTGAAGCATTAGCAGCTGGTGTCACTACCGCTGTTGCAATATACGGTATAGCTAAAACTGGGAAGAAACAAAAGTAAATGTTGCAATGAGGTGCATAATGATGTGCGCAGAAATTCTTTCTGCGCACATCAACAGCACATTGCGATGATTCCCACGGACAACGGAATTAGAGTTCAGCAGCCTTTGTTGAACCTAGAAAAATGAAATTCCGTCTGTCACGGAATCAGGCGTAATTTTTTTTGTAAAAACGGTTGCGCTAAATAGATTATTGTTGTATTATTATAGTATATCAATATTGTATTGGAGGCAGAAAATGAGCATAAATTCTATCGTCAGTAGACTATATAAAAATATAGCAGAAATAATCTGCCATGAAGAATGTTCGGAAAACTGTACCTATAAATGTACCTGCAGCTTGAATGTAAGGCTCAAAGCGGTTCGCAATATAGAAATGCTGCCGGAGCTGTTTTATAGTGCCCTTGATAATATTGCAATGGAGCTCAATAGCGATACAGTTATAAAGCGTATTTCTTACGGTGAATACTATAAGGACGCAGATGTCATCAAATGGGATAAGCTGATAGCTAAAATCAGAAAGTATGCACATATCCGGATTCTGAAATGCTCCCATTCTAATCATAGCCATAACGAACTGGTGAAAGAAACCCAAAACTACATATCGGGTATCATAACCCGAAATCTTATAGCTGAAATGATCTACTTCAAGGAAAATCACCCTGTCTATGAAAAGAGATTATGGAAAAGCTATTCCGAGGTAATAGAAAGATCTGTTGGCAATAACGGAGCAAGACTTACAAAGCGTGAGTACAATAAAATCCGTGGCATTACACAAGCGATTACCGCCGAAGCCGTCAGCAGCGTATATAAATCTATATATGGCAAGTCAACAGTAAAGGTTCCGATACCGGATATCAGCCAGTTTGCCGCTTCTCTAAAATTCAATCTGGTGTCATATCTGGATATCGACTCTGATAGCAAGAAAGTACAGCCATGGTATAGGGAGTGTTCCTATTACTCCAATATCAAAGATTTGATAAGTGAAGAATCTTTCATATCACTAGCTGCGTGCTATAAGATGATGACGTTCCCATTCAGCAAAAATACATTTCTGGAGTTGGTGAAGAACTATATACCTAAGCTTATTGGTATCTATGAAACTATAATGCAATACCTGAAACGTTCTGCCAATAACGGCAGGTACATTCACGTTAATTATGCTGACAAGTTTAATCAGACAGTTATTTCAGCGCATGAATTTTTCGGCAAACGTGGAAAGAGCTATAAGTTTGATTCAAGATTTCAGCTTATACAGTCTTTAGATGATTTGAAATGCTTTTATGACATCACAAAAACATACCTTGGCATTATGTCGCTGTTTCTGGAAGAGGAGCAGTATAATGCGCTCTTTGATAAGAATCCGGTTGAAGTGCAGGTTATAATTAAAGCTGCTGAAAATTATTTTTGCTTAATCCAGCCAAAGCATGATTGATTGGATTATCTTATTGCTTTTACGAACCGTTTGTGATAGAATATTGCCATGACAAGAAATTCCTCTTGTCATGGCGTATTTTTTTGGAAGGAGAGTTCACAATGACTCACTACACTTCTCAAAACGGTTTCTACGGTAGCATTGACGCAAACGGTAAGTTCAATCCCAACGGGCATGATGTTACTGTAACAAGCCTTAAAACTGTCTACGAGGACAATACCGCTCACATCACGGTGAAGTTCTATGCTGGTGATAAGCTCCAGAGCATTGATAGTCCGGTACAGGACATCATCAGGGCATTGGGACAGACTGGATACCCGGTGTCTAACGCTCAGTCCAACTCGCTTCTGAGCTACATAAACCAGCAGATTTCAACGCTCCATGCCGAGTCTGTTCATGAGAACATCGGCTGGCACTACAACGAGAACACCAAAAAGCTCGTTTTCAAGGGACAGGAAATGATCGGTGGGAAATCGACCTACATAGGGAACTACAACATAGCTCCCCGTGGTAATATCGAAGATTTCCGAGCCGAGTATGGCAGCCTGATCCTTGGTAATCCCCCGTTGGAGCTGAGCATGGTGATCGGGCTGTCATCGTGCCTGACTGGTTATCTTTCCGTTATGTCAAAAGGAATCGAAATCCCATCGCTCCTGTTTGACATAAACGGAAGATCAACGACCGGAAAATCGACCTGCGGTAAGTTTGCAGTCAGCATGGGAGGGTTTCCGGACAAGATACCCGGAAAGATGTCGCTTGCAGGTACCTGTTCAACCACGGTGAACGCCATGTACGGCATACTAAACGACAACTACGGCTACACGATGTTGTTCGACGAGATAGCACGTCTGGGTAAATACGCTGATTTTACCAGCATGATATATTCGTTGTCTGACGGCACGGATAAAAATCGGCTGGGCAAAAGCAGTAAGGTCATACCTCCACGAACGTGGGCTACTTCAATAGTGTTCACAGGCGAGTTTTCACTGTTGAAATATGCAGCCAAGGCGGACGGCTTGCAGATGAGAGTTATCTCATTCCCAAATGTTCAATGGACGCAAAGCGCTGAACAGGCTCATGCAGTCAGCGCTTTCTCCAAAAAATATGCGGGACTTCCTGTGATGGAGTTCGCCCGGTACTTATATAAGCTAGACACCAACGCTGTCTTAGCCGAGTATGAGCAGAAAATCAGTTCCTTGACAAATGAAATTCCTATCAAGCCTTGCTACAAGGAAAGAATGGCGAAATCCGTTGCAATGCTGATGATGACTTCTGAACTGTCAGCAAAAGCGTTTGACGTCACTTTTTCTCATGATAAGATAAAGAGCCTTGTTCTGGAGAATATCGCCATGAGCAATAAGGAGTCAGAAGCACGGATAGCATACGATTTTGTACTGAACCAGTGCGAAATCAACGCCAGTAAGTTTCCGAAGTTTTCGTCTGACCCGGACGACCTTACTAAAAGGCTGTACGACTGCTGGGGTTCTATACAGAACCGACAGATCCATTCTGATATGGAGAATAAGAAGGTCGTTACTGACCTTCTTATAATCCGAGAGCCGATTTTCAAAAGATGGCTCAAGGACGGCGATTTTTCAGAGGATAATGTTCTTTCTGAATGGAAGAAGAACGGCGTATTGTACAGCACCAAACCAGACCACTATTACAATGTGGTGTCTGTTCAAAAGGGACGTCCCAAGACGAAGTGCATTCGGATAGTACTTAACAATGAAGCCTATGGAGAAACAAAGCTGCTTGAAACTAACGTCAAGTTCAGCGAACGCTTGTTCATTTACTTTATTGAGAAATGCTACAAGGAATATGCTGGCGGCTATTGCGTAGAAAAAGAGATGGCTGATGCTGTGAGAAAATCCATCGACATGATGTACGAGGGCTCTATGGACACCAGACTTCAGGCGGAAATCATACAGCACTGCTTTAAGATGTCAGTTGATTTCCCCTTGATACAAAGTTATCTCTTTGGAGCTGAGCACAAAAAGTGGCAAGAAAAGAATAAAGCTGAATTTGAAAAATATGTTGCTAACTATGAACCTGAGGCTCGTGAGGGAGGATATGAACAGATCAAAATGAAGGGTATGGAACCGCCATCGGAGGACGACCTTGATGATCGTCTATGAGATCACCCGCAGCGACCTGACAAAGAAGAATTTTAATAATAAAACTGTAATTTGTACTGATGAAAAAGAAACTGTAAATTTTGACACTAAAGAACGAAACGAGATAATCTCAAAAATTTTAGCCAGAATGATTTTAGATAAAACGAAAAAGTAATTTTTAAGCTGTAATTTTTAACCGTACAAAATAAAGGGGTCAAGCATATATTATCATCTTGATAAGGGCTTGACCCTAACTTATTGAAGAAAGGAAAAACCATGAACACAAATCAGATACCAGTAGTAAGTTACAGCCGATTCAGCTCGGATATGCAGCACGAAACCTCGATCGAAGCACAGCAGGACGCAATCAACAAGTACGCTGCAGCCAACGGTTACACTATCATTGAGGACTATGTTGACAGAGCGAAATCCGCTACCACCACAGCCAAGCGTGACGAGTTCAACCGTATGATCGAGGACAGCAAGAGCGGTAAGTTCAAATTCGTTATCGTTCACAAGTTTGACAGATTCGCAAGAAACCGTATCGACAGCACCATTGCGAAAGCCATTCTTGAAAAGAGCGGCGTAAGGGTTCTGTCAGTCCTCGAGCCTACAAGCGATACACCGGAAGGCGAGCTTATGGAAGGTATGTTCGAGCTTTTGGCGCAGTATTACAGCAGTAACCTCGGTAGAGAGGTCATGAAGGGATTCAAGGTCAGAGCCGGGAAATGTCTGCATAACGGCGGCAAGCCACCTATCGGATATGACGTTGACCCGGTTACCGAAAAGCTTGTTATCAATGAAAGCGAAGCCCAGACAGTAAAGACCATATTCCAGATGTACATAGACGGTCATGGCTATGAGGACATCATCAACACTCTAAACAAGCGTGGAAGCCGAACCAAGAACGGCAACGAATTCGGAAAGAACTCCCTGCATGATATACTCCGGAACAAGAAATATGCCGGATATTACATCTACAACAGGTGGGACGGCAAGCACAACCGCCATAAGGAAAAATCTCCGGAAGAAGTGATCTGCATTGAAAACGGCTGTCCTGCGATAATCTCCGAGGAGATGTTCAACAAGGCAGAAAAGGTGATGGAACAGCGAAAAATGTCCCCCGGAGCTAAGTCAGCGGTAAAGACATATCTGCTCACCGGACTGATACGCTGCGGTGAATGCGGGAATCTAATGTCAGGAACACAGCGAAAAAACGGCAAGGGCTATATGTACCGCTCATACCGCTGTAAACATAAGAATATGGTTCATCACTGCTCCAACAAGGAGATACGAGCGGATAAAATCGAAGAATTCGTGCTGTTACAGCTCCAGAAGTATATATTCGATGACAAAAATATCACGGCGATCGTGGATGAAGTAAAGAAACAGCTCATTCAGCATAACGCCTATGTAGTCGAGGAACTCCAGGAGAACGAACGAGCTCTAAAACGGCTCCAGAACAGGCGGCAGAATATCATCAACGCCATTGCGGACGGACTAATGCAGGACGATTTCAAGGAAGTCCTTGCACAGCTAAAGAATGACGAAAAAATACTGCTGGAACGTCAGCAGGAACTGACGATAAGAAATCCGGACGCAGCATTCACGGAAGATGACCTGAGAAGCATGATATCCGAGTTCTCCGGTTACGTTCTGAACCGGGACATTCCGGAGTGCAAGAAGTTCATAGCGCAGTTTGTAAAGCAGGTCACTGTGTACAATACAAAGATAGAGGTTACCCTGAGGGTAGCCTCTATTCTGCTATACGGAGCTGATTACACCATCACCAAGAGCATAGGTCGGACATTCCTGCCGACACCGGAATTACAGTAGGAAATATGACACCGGATATAAACAACAACGCCTGACTGCAACCATGCAATCAGGCGTTCTCTCTTGCTCGGAACTAGAAGTTCGAGCCCTTCGTGGTCGAGATGACAGGATTCGAACCTGCGACCTCTGCGTCCCGAAAGTAGCACAAAAATCCCATTACATTCGATTATAAAGCACCTTTTAAATCTTTTGTGACACCCATCTGACACCCATGCATTTTTAATTCAAAAATAGCTTATAACAGTCGAAAAATTAAGTTTGGGAAGAATCTGCAAAAAATAAAGACGAAAGGAAAAATGTCCGGTAACCCCAAAAGAAATCCCGGGCATTAACCCGGGATAAAGATATTAAAAGCGCCGATGATGGAGTCAGAGCAGAGTGTACCCCTTGCTGCGAAGCAGCGCCTTCTCCGAATCGACCTCGGAGGAGCGGACGAGTTTCTCGGCGCGAACGGCGACAAGTGGCTGATTCATCTTGAGCTTCTTTATCTTGGCAGCATATCCGACATAAGCCCAGTCGCAGTCGCACGGGCCGGTCACGCCGGCGACGCTCCCCTGTCTCGAGTAATCCCATTCAGGGTGACCGGCGACCGTGAACTGCCACATAACCTGACCGAGCTGCGCCTGATATCCCTCGGAGGTGTACTGAGCAAGCCAGAGGTCGAATTCCCTAAGCAGCCCGCTGTCAAGATGATCCCTTATTGTGTACTTTCCCGTATAGAGTAAAGGATAGTAGTTCGCGGCCTGGATAGTCGAAAGATACGCGCGGACGATATCGGTGTATTCCTCCCTGGAAAGTCCCGCCGCAAGCACGCCCTTATCCTCGAAGTCCATAGCGATGGGATAGTCTATCTCAAGTCCACGAAGCTGTTCCAGCACCCAGTTTGCTTCGACGCGTGCCTCCGAAGCGGACTTGGCATAGCTCCAGTGATAAATTCCTACCTTTATCCCAGCCGCCTTGCAGCCCTTGTAATGCTGCTCAAACAGTGTGTCCTTCTTTCTGCCATGTCCCAGCCTGATCATGACGAATTTAAGCGGCTTCCTCATGATCTTAGCCTTTGCAAGAGCCTTGTAGTCCACCTTTTCCTGTGAATAGGAAAGGTCTATACCTGCATATTTAGCCATCGTCGTCCTCCCTGTGACCGCCATCAGCCAGCCCCTCGCCGATGACATATCCTACGACCGCCGCGCCGCTGAGTATGCATCCGGAAACGGTTTCCGCTGTCTCGGAGCTACCCCCGAACGCTACGATAAGTCCCGCAATGAATCCAGCGAGAGCGACCCAGAGCTTACGGCTTGTGAGCTTTCTCTTCCAGTCAATTTTCATGGTTGTTGCCCTCCAGTCTGTCTATTCTGTGATGTGCCTGCTTTGCGCTGGATTCCACCGCCGTAAGCCGCGTTACAAGGTCAAGATACTGCTGTTCCTGCTTGTCCAGCTTGCGCTTGATGTCGTCCATGCTTGCTTTTATGTACCCGATATCGCTGCGGTATGAGCCGTCCTCGCGATTATCGTCCCGCTTGTTCCGCGCGAACGCCGCCGCGCCAAAAATGATACCGGATATCGCGGCGATTACGCTGATAATTGTGATGATGTTCTCTACAGTCATGTTTCCTCCATTTCCGCAAGCTCCGCGCGGAGCTGCGCTGCTTCTTCCTCAAGCGCCTTGAGCCGGGATTTATCCTCATCTGTTCCGACGCCCGCAACTATTGCAGCAAGTGGGCGTATTCTTTCCCGGTCTATCTCAACGAATCTCCGGGATATCTCGGCGGTGCGCAGCCGATTTTCCCTGGCGGCGCGCTGCTCGTCTGTTTCGCGCGGCTCGATGATGTCGTTACAGTTCTGCGACATATGCGTATCCTCCTGTTACCTGTTTGATGTCCGTTATGGTTCTCATGCTGGGGCGAATGTCCAGCGGGTCGATGTCGTTTGTGGTTCTGACCTGGTAGAATCTCTGGCACTTTGCAAGCTCCGCAGCGTAGTCGGGCGGCACGAACGGCGTCGCCAGTGAACCGCCCTCCAGCTTCGCCCATGCGAGCTTCAGGGAGTTCCCGGCTTCGGTGCCCTTGTTGAAACCGATGGAGACTGCTGATATGTACTCGCTGTCAGAAAGATCTACCGTCACACTGTTTATTCCAGCCTGAAGCCTGGGAGTATAGTAGCTGTCAACGTAGTCCCCGGCTGCGGTCACAGTGCGGATACGCGCGGCCCATACTCCGGTGACGTCCGATGCCTTGAGAGATAGCGTGTATTTTCCCGGTGGAAGCGGGAACTCAAAATCCTGCCAAAAAGCGTGGGTTGTTGACGACGCTGTTACCGTAGAGGTGAGCTTCACACCGCCGGAAATCGGCGCTGCGCTGCACTTCCCGGGAGAATACCATCTGTCGACCGTGTAGCCGGAGGTGTATTCAGCCTGCCCGCGCTGATTTATACGAAAATCCGGATTGTCAAGCTCGTTCTTGCCGCTCCTTGCCGGCGACCAGCCCGAAAAAACACCAGAAATAAGCATTCCGACATACATCATACCGCATTCTCCGATAGCTGTGACGTTCATGCCGTCAAACCAATAGTATGCAATATGTTCCGAGCCGCTCTGCATATGCGGCGGGGCGTTCACATAACTGTTGGAACTTGCATATTTCGAATAGTACCGCGTGTATTTTTTTGCGTTCGCCCAGAGCCAGGCTGGAATATCTGAACCGGCGGGGATAAGGGTCTGCGCATTCTTGTCAGCGGCGTCCACGAAATCCCCCGCGTTTTTCTGCGCTGCTGTTCCGAGCTTAGGCAGGTCTGATATATCGGACGTCGTGTGCTTGTGCCCGCTGTCTGATTTCCCCGAAAGTGACTCCTCCAGTTCTGCTTTTGTGACAAACGCCAGGGAGCTGACTTCTACTGTGACTCCATAAGTCTGCGAGATAGCCACGGCGGCAGTGAATTCCTCCATGAAGTCAGGATATTCAGCCGCCGACGGAATCTCCTCGCCTGATTCGTCCTGCGATATTGCAAAAAGGACCTCCACGCCGCCGCAGGCCGCAAATATTCCTACCTGCTTGAACGTCGCCGCCGCTGAAAGTCCCGTGTTCCTGATCTGGAGCTTTATCTCCCTTCCAGAAGACCCCGAAAGAGGCTTTTGTGAAGATATAACCACCGTCGTACCGACCAGCGGATCAGTCAGCGCGGTCTGATCCACAAGTGCCGACACATCGACCGTACCGCCGCCAAGAGCCGCACGGGAAATAACTATCCCATCGCCGGAAAGCGACTGCTCCAGCAGCTCAAGCCCCGCGTTAGTGATAACGCTGTTATTCCATGTCGCCATTGCTTACCTCCGTAAATATTCGCTTTGTTTTTCCGCATATCTTAACACCGGAATGAAGTGCTATATCCGCGCCCACGCCGATGATCCTGCGTTCATTTATCACGCATTTCAGCCGCTTTGTTTTTCCGCATATCCCAAAGCCGGCATACACTGGCATTTCAGCCTTTATGCCGATGATGAATTCTGTTTCGTCAAGCACGCTGCGAAGATTCTTGTAGTATTTGATTTTTGCAAGCACCCGCCCGCGCTTTTCCGCGTCTCCGCCGCTGTCATAAATGGTCACCTTGAAGTGATACGGCTCCCCGCCGTATTCAAACCATTCCCGAACCCGCACATTCTCATAGACGCCCTCAAGCGCCGCCCTGACCGCGTACTTCGTACCCTTGTACTGATGTATCTGCAAGCATTCCCGAATAGTTGACCGCTTGCTCTCAAGACCGCCCTCGTAATCGTACCAGGGGACGTTCAGATCATAGGCCAGCGCGTCCAGAACAGGCTCGTCAAGCTTATCTATAGCCGGGTAAATCAGTGCCTTATCCGTAAGCTCCCGATTTTTCGCAAGCTGTTCCGCGATGATTTTTCCCAGCGCCGCGAACCCGTCGTCCTTTTTCAAGACGGGCGGCAGGATCCGCAGGATATCATCTCTATTCATCTTCGTAGCCTCCCGCGCTGACCGTCTTTGTTCCGAGCTTTGCCGCCTCGGTCGCGCCGACCGGGGTATACACAGGCGATGTCACCACTACCCGCTTTACGCCCGCGTTCATCACAAGCTGAATGAGCTTCGACGGATCGATATCCCGCCCGATCTTCGCCGTCTGCCATTCGATATAGGCCGCGACCGCGCCCTCAACCGCCGACGCCGCAGCCGAAAGACTAAGTTCCCCGCCGCTCTCAACATAGTAAGTCAGAGCCACGCTGAACGCCTTTTCCGTAGGCGCGGAAACAGTCACATGGTCGGTCAGCGGACGTATCTTCTCATCGTTCAGCGCAGCCGAAACGATGTCAAGAACAGCCTGATCAGGGAATTTACCGCCTTTCAGCAGCACGCGGATATCCACGTTCCCGGCGGACGGCGACGTCGCCGTAACATCTTCGATGAGCGCGCTCGAAGATTTCGCATGATATATGTAAGCCCCAGCCGGGCCGGCTGTCGAATATCCCTCCACGCTTTCCCGCATACGTTCGTAAAGCCCGGAGTCAGATTCCCGGTCAGACCCGCCGCCGGTAGTGTCGAGATTCTCGACCGCCGAGAAATAAGGGAAAATATCCACGCAGCTCTTTATCTGCCCCGCAAGATATCCATTTCCAACGGTACCCGGAATATCGCACACAGCCTTTACCGCGCCGCTCACTTCCCCGGCCGGAATAACGATATCCGAAACAGTCGAAAAAGTAATAGAGCCGTCCGCAGTCGCCCGGGTTCCGGCGGGGATAATTACCCCGGTATCCTGCGCCGACGAAATCGAGAATTTCAGCATACATTCCGCCGGAACAGCCTCAAGCCGCTCAACCCCGCGGAATATTTCGGCAAGGGAATCCAGATAGTCCCCCCGCGCGAACCGCGGCACGTTCATCTTTGCCGAATCGTTTATCTTGGCGCGTTCCTGCGATATCACCGCCGCAACGTAGTTCAGAAGCACCCGCACCGGATCCGCAGGATATAACGTCCTCCCGGTCTCAGCTTCATACCCGGCTATCATCTCCGAAAGGATAGCCAACGCGTCCGAATCAACAAAGCTGATATCTGGAAAAGCCCTCTCATCACTCATTTATCTCCACCTCCACAACCGGAATAATCACGCCGCTCGCAGTGTCCTCTTCAAAGTCTATGCTTACCAGTTCCGCCCGCGGCTCGTATTCCTCGATGGCGTCCGCGATGGTCTGATACAGCAGCGTTTCCGCCGCCGGCTGCGGGCGGTGAAGGTATTCGGCGTCAAGCCCCATTTCCCGTGCAAGCGGGACATCGTATTTCGCAGTCGAAAGCAGTACCCGGATATTCTGGAGAATTTCTTCATGCTTGCTTTCCGGCTTGACCGAAAGCGCGCCGGGCGCGTCGCCGCGTATGACTGTTTTCACGATATCACCTCTTCGCATACTCTTTAAGAGTTAATTTCGTAGTAATACTAAGGAGCTGACCACGGTTGCTAACATGCTCAATGCTGTTAGACGCCTTGGTAATAAGCCACTTGTACTTCCCAAAGTGCGTTTTCCCAATGACCAGGCGCACCGGAACGCCCTCCCTGCACATATCGTCCAGCTTGTACATTGATTTCCTTGGATTTATCCCGAGGAACGCTGAAAGCTTTATCGTCAGCGATATCTCTTCGTTTTCCGGTCCCTGGAATTCAATAAGCGGCCGCCCGTTTATCCGGTTATGTACGGAAGTCCGCGCCCCGACTGAATAAGACATGCCAGAAAAGGTTAGCTTCCGGTCATCGCTGACTTCGAAAACAACATCTCCAAGACTTCCAACAGCCATTTAAACACCCCCGATGATATAGCCGCACCCCTCGCCGCCTTCCTGAATAATGCAGACGACCACCTGACCGATATAAGGCAGCCAGCCGTAAATATTAACGTCCACCTTGTGACCGTCCGGAGAAAGCGAGCCGGAAATACTATCCGGTTCAGCCTTGTCATAGTGTTCCCCCCGGCCAAGCGTGCGCGGCGCAGAGGAATATGTTTCAGAAACAGACCACTTTTTGTTGCCCGTAGTGATATCCGCCGTGATAAGCGGGGAATTCCGGAGTACCGCCAGTTCCCCGGAAACCATATCCCCACGATCGCCGAATATCACCCGCGCCGTCCGCGCCGATACGTTCACGCTGGACACCTTTCCGACCCTGATATCAGCCATCATAACCTCCCAGGCATTTCCGCAGCGTAAGCTCCGTAGTGTAGCCGCTGCCAATAGAATGTGCCGCCGTCTTTATCATGTATTTTCCATCAAACGTGCCCCAGCCGCTGACGTTCACTGTAGCCCCCGCCGCAAGCCCGGCGTCCCCAATGATTTTCAGCGACGCCGAAAAGCGGTCCTTGTTCTTTGCCTTGAGCCGCTTCATAGCAAGCTTCCGAGCCTCCTCGCGGCTGTCAACACGCTCGCTTATCTCAAGTACTTCCCCGGTACCCGGGTTGTCGATTCGCGGCGTGTAGGTATATTCGATCGTTGTTCCGTTCGTGTCCGTCCAGCTCACATGACAGGAGCTGTAAGACTTGTCCGATGATCCGTCCGAAAAAGAGTAAGATAGCACATTCCCTTTTTTCGGCGAAAAAGTCCGTATAGCGGGCTTCTTTTCGTATTCGTCCTCGTCGAATATCACCAGCGCCCCGGCGGTCACTTTCAAAGACATTCCCGCGTCCACACACAGCCGCGAAAGAAAAGAGATGTCGCTTTCATTGCTTTGCTCTTTCCGGCTGTAGACCGGGTCGTAGTCCCCGGAAAAATAGCTTTTAAGATTCCCGGCCGCCGCGATCTGCGCCGCGATAGCCGAAAGCCGGATATTCTCCCAGCTTTTGTTCTTCTTCACCGCCCGGACGGAGGAACCCGCCGGCAGCGACGTCGCTTTGATGGTTATTTTGGTCGGCGGGCCGGAAGCCTTAATGGTGTCAATGGTGAATTCCCCGCAGTCCAGCACGCGCCGTTCCCCGTCGTCCTCCCAGTCTTTCTGGATTATCGACACTGCCAGCGAAGCCCCCTGCAAACCATTCGCGGAGCTGACAGTGGTACTTCCGACCCCGGTTGCTTTTCCCGCGCCGTTCTTTTCAAGGTCGGCGACATGTACCGCCGCCGTGATAACACCGTTGATCCCGACAACAATGCGATCCGGATTTATAGCGCCGATCTCCAGGACGGTAAACCCGTCATACGAATATACCCAGGCCTGCAGCCCGCCGCCATTATAATCTTTAGCGCCGATCTTCACTTTTACCGGATCGCCTACGGCCAGACCACCAGACTCAGAAGAACTACCGGAACCCGAACCGCCGCCGGAATTCTTCGAAGAAACCGCCGGATTCAGCCAGCTTTGCAGCCATATGCCCTCCCGGTCGTCGATGGTAAGGGAAAGGTCGTCCGTTTTCCCCTCCTGTTCGTCCGAATAGGAAAGCGAAAGCAGGTATTTTCCCATGTCCTCCGAGATATCCGCACCGTTTATCTTAACGGCGACGGAAACCCGCCGCGCACGTTCTTTACTGGAAGTCGTCCAGTCTGCGCTCATATCAGACCTCTTTTCCAGGGCGGGAGCTGCTCGTCAGCCGGCGCGGTGTATTCGGGAACGACAAGCTTTTTCCCCGCGCCGAACACAACGGTATCCGCATATTCGATATTAGCCTCGATAAGCTGACCCATGAGCTTGTCCGACCCCATTGTTTTCAGCGCGATGATATCCCATGTATCGCCCTGAACAGTGATATAGCTGCCCATAGAACCACCCCTTTAAACAGCCTGTTTAAGTCTTTAACTTATGTGTTTATATACCGCCCCGCATGCAGTCCCCGAGTACACCCGGGAACCGTAGCCAGGAGGATCACCGCGCCCCAAAAGCGCATTTCCGGCGGTACTCGTTCATGCGCAAGCCCCGCCGATATCGTCCCATATCCAGACATTCGCCCGGATATGGGAAAAGTAATGACAATTGTAATTACCCGACCATTTTGCCAGCGTCGGCAAAATGCATTCCCCGCATTCTACAAGGATTCGCGACCATTTTGTTGGCTATAACAAAATGGTTATTCTGCCGTCCATAGCCCGGGATTAAGAATTCGGAATTCAATAAAAAGCGTTGCGCCGCTCATCGTCAGCCTTTTCCACGAAAATGCGGTATATCTTTTCCGCAAGATCGTCGTTATACGCAGAATAATCCGCGCTGCTGCCATTGAACGAACTGTTGACGGTGATGTTGACAGGAGCCGACCGTGCGCGGGAATAAGCGGCAAGCGAAAGCGCCTGCGGCATGATGCCCAGCAGCATTGACGTTTCGTCAGCCGTGAATACCCGCCGCCCGGGCGCGCCGACGATGAGTTCCGGACCATTCTCGCCAGCGATGAACGCATTCTCCGTATACCGCGAGCCATTCGCGTGCCCCGGTATTCCGGCCGCTTTCATTTCAGCCAGTGCCGAAGACGGAATGAATTTCGGCGCTGCATTGCGCTTCAGCTCTGTCCGAACCTCTTCGATAGCCACCGGAATTTTGATGGCGGATATAGAAGCAGAAGCGTTGAGTTCGTCAACAGCGTCGCTGAGATCGGAATACATGTTCTTCACATTCTCCAACGCCTTATCATGCGCCGTATCGGTCTGCTCCCGCCAGAAATTATCATAGCCTTCCGCAACAGCGTCAATGGGGCTTTCGCCATTTAACTGCGACTCCCATATCGTCCCTAAATATGCCGAATATCCCGCAAACGTGCCTTGCAGGTTCTGCCAGAAATCCGTACCGTTTACTGCGGCCTGGTCCTTTACCGCCTGGTCAAGCTGGTCCGTGATAGTCGTCGCAGTGTCCCGCAGCCCTTCAACGAACTCATTCCGCTTAGTGATATAATCCTCATATGCGACACTCTGCGACTGATCGAACACGTCCATGAGCGCGTCATATTCTTCCTGCGTGTAGTCGCCGTGCTCCAGCATAAGTCCTGCACGGCGGCGTAGCTCCTCATAGTTCGCGTTAAGAGTTTTCTGAGCCGTGTCTATTTCGGAAAGATATGTATTCGCGTATTCGGTAAGCTCGTTAAGATTATCAATTGCAGACTGCTGATCCGCGCCTACATCCATTCCTTTAAGCTTGACTGTCTGATCTTCATAGTCGCGCAGCGCCTGGGATTTCTCGCCGTTCGTCATGTCGTTGATAAACTGCATTTCACGAGCGAAATTTTCCTGCTGTTCAGCCGTCGGCGTGCCGCCGCTGCGAACCAGCTCCAGATATTCGTTGACCGCCTCCTGCGACTTATCGACCGAATCGCCGAACTGCGACTTGAATCCCTGGAGTATCCCGGTGATCTCGCTTACGTTGACCCCAAGGCTGCCAGCCGCTCCCTCCGCCGCCTGCGTGAACGAATCGAAAACCATTTGATAGCGGACCTGGAAGTCCTCCTCAAGCTTTCCAACAAGCGTGTTGAACGGCTCATACATGGCGTCAGCCTGATTTGCCGTAAGCGTGCCGTTCTCCTCGAGGATCTGATTGTATAAGCTGACCGACTCCTTAGCCATGGACATCTCATATCCGATATCGTCCAGCTCGTCCGCAGCGGCGTTGACCTCCTCGGCATACTTGAGGTGCTGAGATGTGCTTTCCTTGAGCGCTTCGGTGTAATCCTCGAGCTTCGGCAGCCCGTTCTCAAACATTCGGGCGTCCACAAAGTCCTTTGCAGCCTTCATGTATTCCGCGTGGTTAAGAGCTATCGCCGCCGCGATAGCCGCTATAGCCGCCGCGATACCGCTGAAGATTGCAACAGACGCGCCAAGCCCGGAAAGGCCTGTCAGCGATGACAAAAATGTTCCAAGCTTGTTGCCTTTCGACGCTATGCTTGCCGACTGTACAGCAACCATAAGCCGCCCCACGCCTTTTGCAGCACCAAGCGCCCCGGTCTTGATCCCGAGATACGCCACCTGCGTACCCTTGAGGATAAGCGCATATTTCGCGACTTCTCCAGCGATCCCGGCGGCACTCTTAATGCCGTCCTGGTTCTCAGAAACCCATCTCTGCGCGCCCTTTGCCGCTTCAGTAAGCTCCCCCGCCAGTTCCTTTATCATCGGCAGGGTCATGTCGCCTATGGTGATACCAAGGTTCTCCACAGAATTCTTAGCCTGGTCGATTTGGGATTCCGTCGTGGCATAGCGCTTTTCAGCCTCGGCAGTCAGGGCGTTGTTTTCCTCCCACGCCTTTGTGGCAAGATCGGCGGCGTCGGTCAGGATATCGTCAGAAGAAGCGAGCGAAAGCACCGCGTTGGACATTCTGACTTCGGTGATGCCCATGTCGTTCAGGATAGCAACGGCGCTTTTGCCATTGCGTTCGGTGTCGTTCAGTCCCTTTGTGAAAGCGGAAAGCGCCTTGAGCGAATCCTGCTTGTACAGCTGTTTGAAAGCGTCCTGCGAAAGATTTGCGACCTTTGCGAAGCCCTCAAGCCCGTCCCCGGTTTCAACGGCAAGCTGTAAGGATTTCAGGATCTTGGACATAGCCGAACCGCCGGCCTCCGCTTCGATACCGAGTGAAGAAAGCGCCGTAGCCGCCGCCATTATCTGCGGTTCCGATAATCCGGTAAGCTCACCGGTGGAAGCAAGCCTCATGCCCATTGAAACAATGTCCGCCTCGGTAGTAGCGAAATTGTTGCCCAGGTCAACGACTACCGAACCGAGCTTGTCAAAGTCCCCCTGATCCATCTGCGTGATGTTCGCGAATTTTGCCAGTTCAGAAGCCGCTTCGTCTGCCGAAAGATTTGTTGCCTCCCCCAGGTCTATCATTACCTTTGAGAAGTCAAGGATATGCTCTTTCTGGATACCGAGCTGACCTGCGGCCTCCGCAACGGCGGCAATTTCGTCCGCCGAAGCGATGACGTCAGTCTGCGACATATTCAGAATGCCCTGCCGCATTTCCGCGAATTCTTCCTCCGTTGCTTCAACGGTCTTGCGAACTCCGGTGAATGCGCTCTCAAAATTCATCGCAGGCTTTGAAGCGCTGGCGTACACCGTACCGACCGCCGCCCCGATCCCCCCGGCAAGACCCGCAAATTCTTTTGCAGCGTCCCCGAACTGCGCCCGGGTGGTTTCCAGCTCCTCCGATACGTTCGAAAGGAAGTTCCGCGTCCTGGATATTTCCTCAAGCCGGCTCTGTAATCTCTCCATATCGCCGGAAAGGTTATCAGTGTCGATACCCGCGTCCTGTAAGGCGGCACGCGCGTCACCCAGACGGTCCTGCATTTCCCGAAGCCGCTGATTATGCTCCTCCAGCGCGTTTTCACAGCGCCGTATCTGTTCCGCATTGCGTTCCAGCTGCCCCCGCTGTTCTTTCGTCGGGTTCGCCGTGTTGGTCATTTCCTGTGCAAGCTCGGCATTGCGGCGTCTTAACTCCGTCAGCCGCGTTTCACTATTGCGAATGATCTCGTTCTGCCGCTCGATAGCCTTCTGCTGCTTCTGATACCCGCTGATGTCCCTCATCTGTGAGTTCAGTGTGCGGGTGGCAGTCTGGAGCGCCTTCATCTCGCTGGAGGAATTCCGCATAGCGGCAGAAAAAGAACCGCCCATGGCTCCGGTGATCTTGAAGAACATCTCGTATTCACGACGTGTGCTGCTCATTCCTTCTTTTCCTCCTTAGCGATATCAAGGACGGTCTTTAACCACTTTTCAAGCCGCCGAAGCGGCATGTTGTAAAAAAATCCGGCGGGAGTATTCGTATATCGCGAAAGATAAATACTTTCGCGCCTCCACCAGCCCGCCGGGTCATTGCTTATTCCCCGCTCATAAAAAAAGCGCGGGCTTTTCTCCTGATGATGTTGCCATCATACAGCGGAAGATGTTCCAGAAGGCTGATATGTACCTTAGCCGCCTTTGCAGCCAGGCGCATAACATAAGCCGTGCTGTATTCCGGAATAATGGCATAGCGGTTGTCCGCGGCCATCTCGTCCTCGACATCTTCCATGTCGGCGGCGGTCAGCCCGCCGAGGTTGAATTTAAGTTCTTCATAGGTTTCTCCCTCCCAGGTGAAAGGCTTCTTGAACTTGTGGACATACACGTCCGCGCCCTGGGCGGATTCCTCCGCTCTCACCTGCTCCTCTGTCATGTCTGCTTTCTCTACGCTGCTCATAGTGATTCCTCCTGTTATATTTCCTGATGTTTAAAGCTCCTAAGGCATAATCGCCAACCCGAGATTTTCCGCTCCCGGCAAAGCCGGGATTCCGTCCCCACTCCGGAGACGGAAAGGAAAATCGGATGTTCAGTGCCGGACGTTCCCGGCGCTGAACTATGCAAGTCCCAGATTCTTGCGCATCTCCGCAAGGTAGTCCACGCCGTCCACGAAGAATATGTAGTTTGCGGGATCGACCTCAAGGGTCTTTGCGCCGTCGATGAAAGTAGCGAAATAATGCACCGCATATTCCGCGTTGGTATCGCCTGTCGAGAAGTTCGCAAGCTTTCCGGTCTTGAGGGTGATGGGCGTGCATTTGAGTATGTGCTTTACCGCCACCTGTCTTACGCCGGAAACAGTGTCGCGCTCCTGCACGTTCGCACGGAGATCGAGCTGGTGTTCCACCGGGGTAAACAGATTGTACGCGATCTTTGTAGGATTGCGGAAATTGATGGTTGCCTTCATAGCCTCGATATGACCGATGATCACCGCGTCATACTTTCCCGCGAAGCCCGCGCCCTGCATCTCCTCGGTGATCTGTGTGATATCCGGCAGGTCTACGTCAGCTATTCCGTAGTAGTCCACCGCGTTCTCATACACGCGGAACGCGATGTTTATTTCTGAAAACTGTGCCATTCATGTACCTCCATTAACCGCCAAGCGCCGCGGAAACATAGTCCGCGTCGTATTCCAGGACGAACTCCATCTCCTTCGCCGGAGAAGGCGGCGTGATGTAGATGTGGAACTTCATGCGGCCCGCCATCAGGTCGGTAAGCGGGTTCTCCGCCTCGCTGAACTCGATACGCCCGCCCAGGATATGTTCATCAGTCTTGAGACCGTTCAGCCAGATGTTCACCGTGTCGATGATGCAGTCGATAAGCCGGCGCGTCATCTTGCTGTCAAGCTTGCCCCAGAAAGTCAGGGTAACTGTCTGCGCCACATAGCCGAACATTCTGTTTATGCAGAGGAAATAATCCTTGACATCGGTGGAGTTCGGATAGCACGCGGTCTCGTTGCCCCACAGCGCAAATCTGCCGTTGAAGTTCAGCGCGGTGACTATGCCCTTGCTGTTCAGCACATTCGCGTCGGCAAGCTCAAGCAGGACCTCGGAACCGTCGGAAAGCACGGTGCTGTCAGCCTGGAGAGTCTTGTTTGACGGGGATTCGGACGGGATACCGCCGTTGTCGTTGTCCACGGACGCCGCAAGCGCCGCGATGTGGGTAGAAAGGTGATATTTCTTTCCCGCAAGCGCCACCATAGGCCAGCAAATGACCTCGTTTGTGCCGTTGATGTTCTTGTCAGACTTCCAGCCATAAACATCGCTGTACTTCTTGATAGTGGTGCAGTCTGCGTCAATGACCGCCTTGCCCTTGAACAAACCGCAAATGCTGTCAGCCTTCGCAGCCATGACAGCCGCTACAGCGTTATCGCTGGAATAGCCGGGCGCGATGATGAATTCCGGAACCACGCCATACTTCGTGAACACGGAGTTCACAAGCTCCAGACCCTTCTTTGCGCCGGTGCTGACATCGATACCGCCGATGATGTCGTCGGAATCCACGCCGGAGGGCTTTACCTTGTCGTAAGCGATATAGGCAGACGAGCCGGAAAGCGCGCCGCCCTTTATCGCCTCAACGATGAGCTTGCCGTCGTTGTAGAAGCACGAATAATCGGTGCCCTCAACAAGCGCATTGCCCGCAGAAGCAGCCTTGACGACTACAGTGCTCTTGATTGCCGTTTCCGGAAGCTCCGCGCGGCCGTCCACAAGAGTTACCTCGGCGCTCTCAACCGATTCCTTGTGTTCGGCGGGGTCGAGCACGTTCACGAATATTACCGGGGACACTCCGTAAAGTCCGAAATGTGTTTTCATGACCTCACAGAGCGTGAAATCCTCCCAGTTGTCGGAGTAGCCGAGCGCCGCCACGGCCTCCGCATAGTTGTTGGCGTAAACGAGCTTGTTTACAGCCCCCTCGCCCTGATATACGGGCGCGGTGCCGACCGCAAAAGTAATGCCGACGGATACCGCCGCCGGAGTAGCGAGCGCGGTCGCCTGCTCGCTGGTCTTAATTCCGTGATAGTAAGCCATTTATCCTTGTCCTCCTCATCTGCCGGAAAGGTTCTTGTAAGCGTTGCCCAGGGCTGTACCCGGGTCATGTATCTTTGCTCTCACCGCCGAAAGTTCCTCCGGTGTGACGAACATCATGCGCGCCAGGGGATAGTTATGCAGCTCGTCCGGGATTATCTCGTCGAGCTTTTTTCCGTGCGTGATGAACGCCCGGCCGGAAATAAGCTGCGTGCGGAATATCGACGGGCCGATGTAAACCAGCACCGGCGGGACGGAAGATCCGGACTGCGTGACCGCCGAAACCTCCTCATGCTCACACGCTGGGTTTCCCGAAGCGGTCATATCCGCCCCGGCGCTCACCCCCGCAGTGTCAGCCGCGCCGGAGATTCCGTCTTTCTGTTCTGTATCGGAGCTTACTCCGAAATTTCTGACCTTAGGCATGAAAGTTCCTCCGTTCTGTCAGTAAACCATCTTGTATTTTTATACGCCAAGTTATCAAAGTCGGGGAAATCCGGCTGAACCGGCGGAAGCTCAAAGCTCGCAAGCATTTCCCCGAAAAAGTACTGACCGTTCGTAACCGGGTCGATAGCCCAGTCTATCCTGTCCATAAGCAGGAAGTGCCCGCCTATGGCTTCGCGTTTCAAAAGCCGGTGCCGAATGCGCTCGATGATGTTCAGCACATTCAGCTTGCCTTCGCCCATATCGTCGCAGTAAACGCCGACGGCGAACCGCACGCCGACCTGGCTGTGAGGATCGTCCGCGGGCTTCTGCTCGTCCTGCCCGGTCAGCACCTGAAGAATGATGTACGGAATAAGATTGAGGTCGTCCGTCTTTTTCGGCAGGTCCATAAGATACACCATTGCCGGGCGGTATGTCGTTTCCGCACCCGCCTTTTCCGGTCTGCACGGGAGAACGATGTCTTTTACGCATTCCTCGACAAGCACCTTAAGCGCCGTCATAAGGTCGGTCACTGTCATCTTCCGCCGTACCCCCTCAGTATTCTGTCTATCTCATGGTCAAGGCGCTTGTCAAAAGTCGCCTTTGCCGCTACGTCCATATCCTTGATAACCTCGCCGTTCTCCACCATGTGCGCCGCCGACGGACCGTAAAGGGCCTGCGAGCTGTTGCGCTCGGTGGAATAACGTTCGAAAACATTAACGCCGTATTTTCCAAGGTCGGTTATATACGCGTGTTTGAGGTCTTTCGGGATACCGGTCAGCACCTCCGCCTTGAGCCGACGCACATGTCCTTTCTCATGCGCCCTGTAGCCCTTGACGTTGAAGCTGATAAGCGGAATGAGATATCCGCCGAACGTTACAGCCGCCGAAAGCGACTGTTTGTTCGCGCGGAATGTGTGTATCCTTGTGTCCTGATAGAAAGCCGCCCGGTCCACCGTGTACATGCTGTGCACCGATTTCCAGGCGACCCCACGGGCGCTCATCATGGCGCGGTTCGCAGCATTCGAAAGCGCCGCGTACACCTTGTTTCCCGGCAGCCCCCGCAGCTCTTCATTGACTCGCTGGAGCTGTTCAGCAGTTACTTCCATTACTTATCGAACCTCCCAGCATTCACGCGTGCTCGTTCGCGCGCGTGAAATTGCAAACTATTCCGTAAACCTCTCAAGTGAAAGCACGATCTCTTTCCCCTGGATAAGCTCCGAGGAAAGTATGTCGTATTCATCGTCGTCGATAAATATCCGGTTTCTGACCTCCGGAAGCACTCCCAGCGCCTCATACGGGATATACACCGTCTTTTTCAGCGAGTATATCCCGTCGCCGTATCGTCCGGAGCCGTCCATGCTGCCGCCTGTTATTTCGAATTCTTCCGGGATATATTTGGTGATAACGGCGGGGACTTCATATTCCACGCCGTTGTATGTCACCCTGTGAGTTTCCGCAAACTCCCTGAGATTGTGGAAAACCTCCCGGATATCCTTTTCCACAGCCTCCCGGAAATCCATCATTACAGCACCTTCGCTATGTACCAGCTCTTGAGGTTGTGCGGAACCGCAAGCGGTCTGGAAGAGATGCGCACGGTGCGCACGCGGTTGTCGCTGGAAAGGAAGGATTCGGAGTATCTCTTGCCGGTAAAGGTCTGAGGTGCCTGCGTCTTTCCGTTAAAGTTGCTGATAGCGCCGTAAAGCATGTCGAAGCGCGCCGCGGTGCTGAACAGACCGACAGTGCCGTCCGGCACGTAAGGCTTTGTAACAGGGCTGTCCGGGTCGGACCAGTCGTCCATATACCATTCGTCATATGTGTAAATGGAAAGGCCCATCATCGGGATATTACCGATAAAGCTTACGCCGTTCGAAAGCTCCCGGGGCTTGATGGTCGCGATCTCGTAGTTCCTGATGTCAAGCAGCTTCTGCACGTTCGCATTGTTGATAAACGCGTTCGCCGCGTCCACGCTCATGATACAGATGTTCGCATTGACATAGCCGTCCTTTGAGATCGCTCTCTTCCACTTCTGGAGATCTGCGATAGGGTCAGAGCCCGCAGCGGACCACTTCTTTGAAAGGGTTTCGGTGTTGCTGAAGCCGAAGTCGATCTCGTCGTCGATGTTCTTGCCCTTTACGGTGATCTTGCCCGTAAACAGCGCCTCGGCGCACATTACCTCCTCGCGGCGGGTGATCATCTCGTCCATCTCCACGAGGTCCTCTGAAAGCTTTCTCACAGCTCTTTCAGCCGGGGTCATGCTGGAAGTGATCTGTTCGCCTGCGATACGGTTGAGCATCTCCTCCGCCTCAGTCACCTTTTCCGGCGAAACAAGCGGCGCTGTGTAGGTCTTGGTGGAATATCCCTTGTTCGGGATCACCTGACCGCCGGCCTTGGGGTTCACGAACGGCGCAACGCTCCTTGAACCCTCGACGATATCGAAGTTTACGCTCTTGGTGACGAACGTCTTGCTGCCCTTAAAAAAAGTGCTCTTGAGGAACGTAGTCACACGCGGGGAGCGTCTGAATACTTCCTCGATCCTGGTAGGTGTATAAAGATCCATTTTTGTCCTCCTTTCCTCTTACTTGAGGAAAATGCCGATGTTTCTGAACGGAACGACAAGCGCCGACACATCGACGTTTTCCGCGACGATAAGCGCGTCAGCCAGCACCTCGCCGGTAAGCAGCACCGCGCCCATCTCGTTCGCGCCGATGTCCTCAAGCGCAATTCCGTAAAGCCCGGTCACGCCGGTGGTGTAAGTGGCGCCGCTGTCAGCGGAAGAAGCCGCCACGGGGCTGATCTTGCCGTCCGCGATGGTGACCGGCTCATACTTCCTTACAGCCGCCTCGGCTTCTGCCTTTCCCTTAATGTGCGGGAACTCGCTGCCCGCGTAAAAATTGACCGCGCCGATAGAATCGGTGCCGGGTGTGTATCTGCCGCCCATTACTTAGCCTCCTTGCCGAATATGCCGTCCAGCATGCTGTTGAACTTCTTGTCGTCATCGTCCGCCGGGGATTCCGGTGTCTGCTGCTGAACAGCGTCCGTGCCGCTGTCCTGCGCGTCCTGCTCCCTGTTCCTGAGGTAATCCGCGCCCTGCTTCTTCATACCGTTCAGTATGCGCACCGCCATTTCCGGCGCGGTGATGAGGTCGTTATACTTCGCCTTTTCAGCGACGTCCTCGAACCCCTCCACGGTTGCGTCCTCGATAGCCTTGATACGCTCTCTTTCGCCCTTTGCCGCGTCATTCTCGATCTGCCTGCACAGATCGGGATACGCAGACTTAAGCCCTGCAATATCCTTGATATCTGCCATTTCCTGTCCCTCCGTTGGTTCAGTTGTGTCCTTTGCCGTTGTCGTCTTTTTCGCCGGCGCAGCTCCCGCCGCTCCATTGATCGTGTTATTTATTGTGCTTAAAGCGGGAAACCGCTCTAAAACCTTTTCCGGAATACCAGGCATCTCGACGGAGTTAACGAAGAAATGTCCGTCCCTGTTCTCCACGGCGGTATTTTCCGCCGCAGAAATAAGCTCGTCGCAATAGCCGGATTCCACCGCCGACGTGCCGTCCATCCAGGTTTCCGCCGCCATCGCCGCTGAAATATCCTCGGCGCTTTTCCCGGTCTTTCCTGCGTAAGCCGCCACAATAGCCTGCTTGATGGTCTTAAGCTCGTCCGCCATCTTATCAAGCTCCTCCGCTTTGTAGTAGCCGAAGGAGCCGACCGCCGGGTCGTGTATCATGAACATCGCCGCAGCAGGTATGGATATCTTTTCCGCGCCCATGCAGATGACCGTCGCAGCGGACGCCGCCCAGCCGTCCACCACCGCGCTGACCTTCACGCCCTTCTTGCGCAGGTCGAGCAGGCGGTTATATATTGCGAACGCTGCGAAAACATCACCGCCGCCGGAGTTTATACGGACAGTAAGCGCCTGGATATCGCCAAGCGCTTTCAGATCATCGCTGAACTGTTTCGGGGTGACCTCGTCGCCCCACCAGCTCGTTGAACTGATACTGCCGTATAATACAAGCTCGGCGTCGCCGCCTGTTTCCGTGCTGTTCCGGAAACTCCAGAATCTTTTATCCGCGCCGGCGGCAGTGGTGACGCCCCGCAGCGCATTGTTCGAGTTGATTTCAGCCATCGTTGTCCCCCTTATTTTCGGACTTGTCGTCATCATCGGAGGTGTTCACAAGCACCGTCGTCTTTTCCCCTCCGCCAGCCTCGCTAAGCAGTTTGTTCTCCGTCCGGAGCTGACCGACGTTTGCGTAATAGCTGGAACCGTTCAGCTCCAATGCCTCCGTGTCCCTGGTCGAGAAACCGTTCTCCACGCGGACGACCGCCGCGCTGACCTCCTTGAGCGGGTCTATCTGACCCTGTGACGGACCAGTCCATTTTGCGGAGCAGTAAGCCTTGCGGATAAGCGGGTCAGAAAAGAACCCCGGCGCCTTTATACGCCCCTTTGCCACAGCCTCGCACATGAACTCCTCGAATACCGGCTGACAGAAATCGTTGATAAGCCAGCCGCGATGCATTCTGACCGTTTTCCAGAACTCCAGCAGCGCCGCGCGGGACGCGGAATAATTGCTGTTGAACATCGACATCAGCACCTCGTAAGGTATCTCAAGCGCCGCGCCGATCTGGGCGCTGACCGCCCGGACAAATCCGTCAAAGTTCGCGTTCGGACGGCCTGGATTGATGTCGTGCGCCTTTTCGCCGTCCTGAAGGTCGACGATAGCGCCGTTGCCAAGCCGGATAGCCCCGGCGGCGGTGCGGTCGCCCTCGTCAACGGGCTCTACCTCCCCGACCGGAACTTCCTCCGAAACTCCCTCTTTCTCGATGAATACCGTGAACATTCCGGAGATCACCGCCGCCATAAGTTCGGCGTCCGTGTACCGCCCGAGCTGTTTCAGCGCTTCGATGACCGGCGCGACGAACGGCACGCCGCGCACCTGCCCTATACGCTCCCGCGAACAGATGAACAGTGCGTTGCGGCGGCCGGTCTTGTCGCCGTAAGCCTTTACCCTGGTCCACTTGGTGACCTCCCGCACGTTGTCAACGGCAAGCGGGTGATTGTTCGCCACCCAGTAGGCTATGACTTCGCCGGACTTGTCCTTTTCAACGCCGGATTCGATAAGCGGGTCGGAAAGCTTGTCGGACGGCGTAGACACCCGGTCTGCCTCAATAAGCCGGATAGTCAGCTCATATGGATTCCCGGCGCGCTTTTTAAGCGGCATAAGCGCCAGCACATCGCCGCTCATCAGCCAGTTGAAGAAAGCAAGCTGCTGCAACTCCTCGAAATTATCGATACGTTCAGCGTCGCAGTCCGGCGAATCTGTGAACAGCCTGAATTCTCGCTCTATCTGCGCTTCAAGCTCCCGCGCCCGCTCCTCGTCCATCTTGAGGAATCTGAAATCCACCTGCGATGTCAGTTTCAAGCCCTGACCGACCACCGCAGTGCGCATTTTCTTAAGCGCCGCCGTGGCCAGCGGAACGCCGGAATAAAGATCGCGGCTTCGCTGACGGAGCGTGTCAAGGTGTTCGTGGATATCTTCGTCCGCCGAACCGCCGTATGAGTTCCACCCGCGCAGTGAATTGCGCGTGAACGAACCGCCATAGTTTCCATAACCGGAATCCAGCACCGAAAGCGCGTTACGCGCGGCGGCGCGCTTGACCGCAGCCTGCGGATTTATAAAGGCTATGGCCTTATCTATGAAGTTCACCGCCGTTCACCTCCGTCAGTCCATCGGAATACCGCGATAAATGCGGTTGCGTCCTTTTCCGGCGCGCTCAAGCTTCGTCACCATGTCGTTCCAGTAGGTTATGTTTTCCCTGACCTGCTTGAGATCGGCGCGGGTTAGGCTCATAGTCCCCATTGTGTAGCTCTGCGAGGTCGCAAGCGCTTCCTCCGCCTCAAGCCAGGTGTTCAGCTTTTCCCGAGCAATCTCAACTGTAATCCCGCCCATTTATTCACCGCCATGTATATAATCCGTAAAATCGTATTTTTTCCCAGTGTCATGATAGCATATCCGGATTCGCACTGACGCGCAGCCGCCCGCAGGACTTTGCAATTATTTATGGCTGTTCCCGAAAAAGGGCAAAAAATAAACGGCGAACGAATCGTTCACCGTAAAACCAAAAAGGCCGCTGCAAAAATGCAGCGGCCGCAGCTATTTCCGTTTAGGAAACAGTTGAATATTTGAGGCGGCATTTTCGCGACCCCACGAAAATGCCTGTGCAGACCAATACTACTTGCTTCGGGATTAGCCGAAAACAAAAAAGCGGCAGTCCTGCGCAAAGGACCGCCGCTTTTTGCCATGCCATGGGAAAACTGACGCACTGGCGTACATCAGCCGGTTATAGAAAGGTTTATCTCAATCCGGATATTTCTATCCGAATATCAACCGAAAGGAACAGCGCCCATGCTGCAGAGCGCTGTCTTTTTCGCCGGGTGCAACACCCGGGTCAAAAGGAGACATATGCGTCTTGACATCTCACAGTCAATATTATAACGCGAAAAGCGACGAACGTCAACACATTCGTGCTATTCGTCCCAGAAAAGCACTTGAATATAAAACGCAATATTTCCGGCGCTGCCGATCGGCAGCGGAAACCGGATAACCGTTGACAAAAGACAGCGGAAACAATCCCCGGAACTTCAGGTTACTCCGAAGTTGCTTAAAAGTTATATCAAAGTTTCCGCTCTCCCATATCCGCCCCATATTGAACTGCCGCATATCCCTTCCAACTCTCCCCCAAGTTTGTCACCAAAATCATGCAAGTCATTTACAACCACCGCCGGAATTTCGAATTCATATTATTCCGCTTGATACGGTCCGCCGCTGCGTTCTTCTACGCCTTGCGGCGCGGTTCTCCGGCGCGATGAGTACGGGGTTAGCGATCTCCAGCGCGGCGGTGGCATAGTTCCGGATATCCCAGGGCTCGTTTCTGTGATAGGACGGATTCTTCAGTTCCCAGGTTATGACCGCGTGCCCCTTGACGTATTTCATGACCATCTGTTCGGCTGTAAGTCCCCGGAAATATTCCTCAGTATATCCGCGCCCCCGGTCGCGGGGAAAATGGCAGTAGTTCGGTCCTTCCTCAACCACTTTCAGCCGCTGCGCCAGCAAGGCCTTTCCAGTGTCGACTCCTATCTTGAAAAGCGGAGTCTTTACCCGGTTTGAGGTTGTCGGGCGGCTGATATACGGCACGTCCGCGCCGCCGTAGCCCTTGATGGCGAATACGTTCTGCGAGTATCTTTTCTTGCAGAAGCGGTATACCTCGGTCGTGAAATGACCGCCGGAGTCCATGCAGGTGCAGGCTATCCGGAGTTTCTGACCGTCCTCCCTCTCGAACTCCTGTTCCAGGAACGCGCTGAGCTGCTCCCAGACGTGCGGCTGCTTGAGGTCGCCGTAAATGACTTGATACTGGATACCCCAGCTTTCCTTTTCAACGCCCCAGCCAACCACTTCAATTTCAAAGCGGTTGTCCTGGGTGTCCACGCCGGCAGTAAGCACGAGCACCTCTTTCGGCACCATGCAGCCGTATTTCTCCCGGCGCTTGTACATCTCGTCCTCCGCAAGCTGTTCGCCCTGCTCGTGCCAGCATTCGCCCATTTCTGTGTTCGTCCAGACCTTGAGCAGCTCGACGTTCCCCTCCTTGGCCTTTTTGTTAGCCTCGAGGAATTTCTCGACGACTTCCCGCCAGTCCACGAACAGGGAAGCAAGCGAATTAAGGTGAAATCCCCGCACGTTCCGCGCCGGGAACGCCGCGACGAACTTTCCCTTGATATACTGCTGCTTCCATTCAGCCTCCTTGCAGACCGCCCCGCAGTGCACGCATACATAGTTGATATCGGTCAGGTCAGCCTTGTCAAACTGCACCTGGGACCAGAGCAGCGGCTGAAACTTTCCGCAGTGCGGACACGGCACGTTCCATTCTTCTTTGGTGCTGTTTTCGAACTCGATCTGAATTCGGGAAAGCCCGTCGATGGTCGGAGTGGATACATACACTATCTTCTTGTTCCAGAACGTAGTCAGTCGCTTTTCCGCAAGCAGCAGCGGATCTCCCTCGTTGCCGGCGGAAAACGGATACCTGTCTATCTCGTCCGCGAACAGCGCCCGGATAGGTCTGGACGCAAGTGAACTGGGCGAATTCGCGCCGACAATGGTCACATGCCCGCCGGGAAAGACCTTCTGCAATATCGTGTTGCCGCTCGTCCGACTTTTGTCATTGATAAGCGCCGATAATACCGGAGTGTCCCGTATCATGGGGGAAAGGCGGTCCTTTGAATACGCCTCGCCCATCTGTAAGGTCGGCTCCATCGTCATTATCGGCGACGGATCGTTGTGTATGTAGTATCCCGTGGGATTCAGTATAAGCGCGTCTGTCTTGCCTATCTGCGCCGCCGTCATGACTACGACCTTTGTTGTTTTCGGGTCGGAAATAGCGTCCATCATGAATTTCTGGTAAGGCGCCTTCGACGTTCTCCACCGCCCCGGCTCGGCGGAAGCCTCCGGCGATATCATGCGGAACCGGTCGGCCCACTCCGATATACTGATAGCCGGCGGCGGCTTAAGCCGCGAAAATATCTCCCTCATCAACTCCCGAGTATTTCTCGACAGTTCGAATTCTTTCTTCTCATTTTCCCCCATTTTTAAATTTACCCCCGCTTTTTTAAATGCAATTTCAAAAACCGCCGTGAATATTTCAGAATGTCCCCCTTGACATTTTAATTTATGTGCTTTATAATATACATGCACTACCAAGGCTAATCTATTAGTACAACCTTTATGGCTGATGGATTTGCTGTGTACTACAGTCAACCTTTTTGCATTCGCGCCGATGGGGTACCAGCCTATCGGCGCCTTTTCTTTCCACAGCAAACAAACTATCAGCAAATATCATCAAATATTAATAAATACCAGAAAAACGCGCGGAAAACAGCCGCGCGTTTTTGCTGCGTTCCAGCAGCGTTTCCGACAATTCCGCTGCAAAAACGCAGCGCAGATGTCGAAGCTCCTGATAAATTTCATATCCTTTCGCCTTTTATCGCCGTTTTTTAGCTTTACCCGCCTTTTTCGAACGATTCCGGCATTTTTTATAACGATAACCGCTGCTTTTCAACGAATTACGCGTAAAAATATCGCTTTCAGCGGATTTTTTGCTATTTTCGGACGAACCGTTCGCAGAAAGGGATATTTTCTTTGAGTAAAACGCGCTCATAGGCTTTAAATGCCGACACACCCAGCACGCAGGCTTGTGAACGTGTTCAGTAACGCCGCACTCGTGCTTGTCACAGTACCATCGCGGCTTCCTGGCGGTTGTATGATGATACAGTATCAGATATCGGATAACATCACCGCCTGGTCAGGCATTATCGGAGTTCCCGGTAATAATCACAGAATACGGAAGTCCCCCGACCCACTCGCAGAACTTACGCCATTCGTCCAGCTTATGATTCTTACGGCTGTGGTACATGTTGGCGAGTACCTCATAGTTCATCTGAACAGTCGCCCGCTGGTTGTAACTCTGCGGAAGAAGCTGTATCATCTGCCACCACAGAGCCTTGTTTGCTTTCTGGCTGACCAGATACGCCCTGCGGTATGCATTCAGCGCCTGAATGACCGTATTGAGTACTTCAAGCGCCGAAGCCTGCAAATAGACTGTCTGCTGGTCGTCGTTGTCGTATATGCCGTAGGTCTGAAAATCCCGCGTGAACAGATGCTCCCAGCTGAAATCATCAAGAGTAAACTCTTTTTCAGCAATAGTGTGCATGGTAGAGCAGCTGTTCCGCACCGTGCTGACCTTGTAAGTATCGAACTCAGTCCACCAGTATCTCGGCGCCGTAATGTCACAGGTAACGTTTATCATGCGCATGAACTTTCGATGATCCGTACCCGCCGCCGCAAGTTTCTTCATCAGCGTAAGGTCGTTATTGCCCGCAAAAAACTCCAGCTTCGAGCCGTCATCGACCGTTAACGGCAGCCAGCAGCTGTCCGACTTATCCCACGAATTCAGCGGATTACGCATTCCGCGGATAGCTGCTTCCCAGCCGAACACCTCCACGTTTTCAATCTTTATCATTGGTTTCTCCTTCCCCGTTCACCACTTTTCGCAACTCGTCGGAAAGCGCCTCCCGCCGCGCTTTCTTCCCCTGGATAAGCAGCGCGAACGATTCCGCAAGCACGTCTATCTCTGTGTCAAGCTGGTGTATCTTCCGGTCGATCTCCTGAATACGTTCAAGCTTTTTATTTTCGCTGTCTTTCATTTATTCTCCTTTCACAGCCTTGCCATCTCGTCTAGCAGCGCCCGCCGGCGCTGTTCCCGTATGTCGATAAGGACTTTCAAGTCATTGTCGGTAAAATTGAAATTCAGAACTTCATAGCCGTAGCTGTAATGAAAAATTGTGTCACGGTAAAAGTATTTTCTTTTCAGAAAATCCCTGTACCTGTACATTCTGTCCATCGCTTTCGTAAGGATATCGACCTCGTCGTCTATACGATTAAGTTCCTCGTCGATCTCCTTAACCCTGGCAACCATTTTGTCAGTCACTCCGTGTCCTCCTTTACACCAGAGCTGCAAAAAGAATTTTCCTTAACGCTCGCTCCCCATATGCAGCAGAAACCATATCCAGCCTTTCGTGTTCCCCAGTGTTCGCAGTCCTTACACCGCACCACAGGCACTACATCTGAGCCAGGTGTATCTTTCGGAATGATGATGAAGTCTTTCGCCAGTTCCTCAATGTGAGCCTCTGTCCAGACTGGCTCATCGTCTTCCGAAACAGAGCTAATGTACCAGTCCTGGAGATAACCCTCATCTACCGCCTCGCTCTTGTCTATGTATTCACTCATTCCCGCTCACCTCTTTTTCTTTCCCTTGTGCTTCTGCGCCGCAAACCGCTTGAAATATTCTTCAGCGCGTGCGCGTTCCTCGCTGCGCTCAATTCGGCGCATGGTCTCAGCGGTTTCGATGTATGCGCCTATGAATGCGCTAATCATTTTTGCTCACCTCCATTGCGTTTCAAAGCTTTTTGAACAGCCGCAGACATAGTGTTATCCATAACGCTACCGAGATATTTGTCGCAACTTCTGCAATAGGCTTTACTGTTGTAAGCTCTGCTCTTGTAAGTCAACCCATCATACAGGGTGTCATTATCTGCTTCTGAGCCGTCAAAACACTCGTTATAACGTATCACACCATAGACGTATTCTTTGGTGTAGTATTCCTCGCAGCCGCAAAATGGACACTCGGTTAAGTCGGAAAACTTCATTTCCCCATCACCTCCACATAGCGCCATGACTGCGGTCCCTTTTTCAGTGGAACAAGAGGATAATAGCCGTTTGTGCAATCATAATCGCGTTCATACTGGTTCACCATATCATATTGCCAATACTTGCAGCTTGCGCAATCTTCGTCACACGGTGCCAGAAATCTGCTCAACTCTTTTGGCTCATCATAGATAACGAGGTTTGATATATGCCAAACATACAGACTATCGTTATCGCCTGCATATCGTTCCAGTTCTTTTACCGAAACACAGCTATGTTTTACAAGCCACCCTGCGTAACATTCATCTGGGAACGTTGCTATTTTATTGCACACAAACTCTCCAATAACCTTGCCGTTGCCGTCCTTGTCGAATGCATTGTGACTGTGTTCATCAGTGTAAGAATATCGCTTCCCAGTCCAGAAGTGATTGTTTCTGTCTTTTGTGCAGTAGATGTACGCCTTGAATGGCACTTTGATTTTCGGCTTAGTCTTGCGAATCTCAATCGTTTTCTTTCCTGTAGCTATCAACTCGCACCATTTCGGCTGAACGCTGAGGAGTACCGCCTTGTTGCTCATTTACTCACCTCTTTTTCTTTCCCTTGCGCTTCTGCTTCCTGCTCCGGCTTTTCTTAGCCGCGAACTTCCTGAAACCACGTTCAGCGCGTGCGCGTTCCTCGCTGCGCTCAATCCAGCGCATGGTTTCGGCGATTTCTGTGTATACGCCTATGAATGCACTAATCACTTTTGCTCACCTCCATTGCTTTCTCGGCTTCCGCACGATTTAAGAACCATGATTTCCCGATGTAGCCAACAGGGAACTCTCCGTCCTTGATATATACCATGCCATCGCTACGCTTCAGGCATATATCTTCGCAGACGTAAGCTCCGTGCTCGCCCGGCTCCGCCGGAATCACGCAAAACAATCTGGTTCCCTTGCGAACTATGGACTTATCATAATGACTTCCGCCTCGCATTGCGTTTTGTTCACGTCTCTTTCGATTGTACTTTTCCCGGCAGTACCTGCAGGTGGTTTTGCCATCGTCAGCCGGTCTTTTTCCGCATTGCGTGCAGAGGTTCGCTTCTTTACGGCGCACATACATCCGCTTGTTTGCTTCGGCAGTTCGCCGACTGATGTCGCCGAGCTGTTCAGCGTTCATCCTGCTCTTTCTGTCAGCTGCATATTCCCTCATCTTCAGCCTGCATTCCAGGCAGGTCTGATACCCTTTTTGTATTGCCGTTTTGTGGCATACGGGGCAGATTCCGATACTCTTGTACCACCGATACTCTTCTTTACGGCTCATCAGCGCTCACCTCCACATAGCGCCATGGCTGCGGCGGTCGTGTTAGTCCAAACTCGCTAAGAGCTTTCGGCTTGTTGTAGATTTTCAGATCTGAGATGTGCCAGCCATGAGCGCAATGGCCGCTGGTATATTTCCAAAGTTCTTCTCTTGATAAACAGCATTGCTTACCAATGTAAATTCCCGTGCTTTTGTCAAATGGAGCTATGCTGTCGCAGTCCACGTCTATTATCCTGTCGCAGGTGAATTCACCGATGACTTTCTGTTCGTTGCCGTTTGAATACGGCGATAATGTTTTAATGAATACCGGCTTTCCGTGATAGATTGTGCCGTAATCATTATCGCCGTCTTTCATTACATACATCAACAGGTCTTTGCTCTTAGACTGATATATGTAACATTTAAACGGCCTATCGATTTTCGGTCTGGTCTTGCGTACCTCAATAGTTTTCTTGCCGCTTGTGATAAGCCCGCACCATCGCGGCTGTATGCTTAGCAATACTGCTTTATCATTCATTAGCTTCTGCCCTCCTGTTCCGAAGCGACCGATACCGCAATCAGCGCTTTTGCGTTGTCTGGAATGAGTAAATCATGATATTTGCGGTATTCGATATCCCATGCGTCAGCAAACTGGTTATCTCCAGGCGGAGTAATTTTCACACTGCCAGTCTTAGAAATCGCTATGGGTGCGGATTTCGGACAAATTATCCAGTTGATGGGTTCTGCGCGAACAGCAGGGAAAAACCCGTTTGCGTCAAAGACATATTCGGTTTGCATTCTTTTCGACGGCACCGGAATAATTGGGATACCATTGATGGATTTCACGAAAAGCTCAAGACTGCCCTGCCTAAACTGAAAGGATTTGAGTTTTGATTCACCGGAAAGCACGATTTTTTCATAAACCGGGCGGCTCATAGCAATAACTATGTCGCCATTGCCATAGTTGTTATCGCAAACCATGTTGCAAACCTTGTCCAACTGGATAAGTAGAGCAGACACGACTGTATCCTTACTTGGAAAGTAGGTCTGGCGAATACCAGCAGCCGCCGCCAGTTTTGAGTAGCGGTAAGCGTCAATCTCAGGAATAACATGAGTGCGCTGGAACTCAGCTGCGGCATTTGCCGCAGCGAATCCGAAGCCGCTCTCGTCAACGTCGATGTCGTCGATACGGAAACGTCTGCCTCTTTCCTGGGTGAGCGTAAAGGTCTCGTAGGCATAAGTAATTGCTCCGCCTGCGTAGCCGTCGTCACGGCTATAGCTGCCCAGACCCTGGAGCGACATCTTAGGGAGCTTGATTTCATTGCCTCCGTTGTAAATTGCCTGAGACACATTCTCCTCCATCCAACCGGAGGTTGCACCCTCTAATGCCTGCCTGTCAAGCTGATTCTGCAAATTCTTTTCGAATTTCTTAATGTTCATTAGTGTACCCTCCGAAGTTGAGAATTAGAGCCATGCGCTTCTGCTGGGAGTTCCACAGGTGTACTGCATTGGCTTTAGCAAGTTCCTTGCTTGGCGCAGCATAATTTTCATAAGCAAAGCACTTAGGGCATTCTATCCCACACTCGAAAAAGTTATCGTACCTGTGTATAATTCTCACTGTCGGCTTACACCCGCATATCGCACATTTTCTCCTCTTGAATGTCATTCTGTATCACCCCACTTTAAAGCCTGCCCGCAATGGTAGCAGTAATCGGCTATTCCTGTTCCTGCAAATCCGCGCCCGCAGTTGGGGCAAGAACAAGCGCTTGTGTATCGTATGCGTTCTTTGCGGTTTTGGATAGGTGCCTTGGGTATCTGCTTTTCGAGAGCTTCAACAGCCATATCGTAAGCCTTTTCAATAATCTCAAAGATTTCTCCATTTTCGGGAATGCTTGTTTTCCTGCGTATGATTGCGATTGCTTCTTCTACGGTCATTCGGTGTCACCTCCGTACTCTACTCCGAAAACCTTTGCGGCTTCTGAGGGGCTTCCGGCTTTAATAAGCGCCACATAGCCGCAACCAAAGCACTTCACAGAATATAGCCGTTCTGCCGCGTAGTAGGTTTTTAGCCGTCTCCCGCAGATTTTGCAGCGTATATCTTCGGGCGTTCTCTTGTACATTGCAGGAGCGCAATGCGCTGCGTGTAACGCCTCATCAACCCTCATCTTCATCTGTGTCGCCTCCGTTCCAGCCAGCGCGAAGCTGACAGTTTTCGCATTCCGGCATATCCTTACCAGTACACAGCGGGTATGGATTGTTTCCCTCCGGCGTAAAGCATTCAGGGTTTGTATTCATGATGTTATCACCTCCGTCCATATCGTTTTCAGAAATCTCATGCCAGGGTAGAGGGCAGTCCCTGAAAAAATGTTCCCTCGGATCGCCCTCGTCAGCTGCGCCACGCTGGCATTTGTGCTTTTTCATGCTATAGTAAGGGCATTCACCGCAGCAACCGATTTCAATTTCAATGATCCGCGCCATTAGTTCCACCTCCGTTCAATTTAACCCGCTTTTCCCACCATGCGACTGCTTGCTCTTTTGTCGCAAATCCATGTTCTGCAAGATATTCCTCCTGCGGAGTGTTCAGGTCATGTCCGTGTATTCCGTCATTAAGGCAATATCTCGGACAACCGATAGACCAGCCAAACCAAAAGCCGTCAACGGTATCACCGTGAAGATACGCCTTTGCTCCGCATACAGGGCAATTCGGAAGCTGCTTCACCATTTCTTCTGGTGCTTCTTCGTCTTTGTGAGTGAACATTATATCTACGTTACTCATTGTTCTGCCATTCATCTCCGTCCATCTTAGCGCCGCAGTTTGGACAAAACGGCGAATAAAACAGGTCGTCAATAGCACTGTCGTAAGCAGGAATGTACCCACATTATACGGCGTGAAAAATTGTCCATGCCAGTGCGAACCCAGTTCCAACTGCATGTACATTTCCCCGAGGAAATCCTGTTCCGGTTCTTCCTCGAGCGCCAGAATAACAAGCCCGAGCAGCGAGCCCATGTTGTTTATCTCGTCCTGCTCATATTTCCCGGCGGTTCTGTTATAAAGATCCTCCCGCCTTTCCCGGTTCCCGCTGTCAACGCTGTTGGATATGCAGCACGCCGCCATAGTGACGAAGTCCGCCCATATCTCCCAGAGCTGATGTTTCCCGGTCATGGACTGGATAAGCTTTGAAAATTCCGTCGCCCGGGTACCCATATTGTATATACGCTTTGTTGCCATAAGATCATCCTCTCATCAACCGATATTCAACATTGATGATATCGCAAGCGCGTTGTCCTTGTTCTCCAGCTCCCTAATGATGTGCAAATATATGTTCTGTGTTGTAGACATGTTCGAATGTCCGAGCCTCTTTGACACGCTTGCAATAGATACCCCGGCAGCAAGGAGAAGAGAAGCGTGCGTGTGCCGTAAACCATGAACGGATATCACAGGTATTCCGAGTTGTTTGCATTTTGCTTCAAGAATATCGTTGGCACATGAATTACACATGCTATATTGCCGACCATATCTGAAAATAGGCTCGTTTTCCGGAATATCCTTTATGAGGTCAGAAAACTTCTGAAGCGTGATCCAGTCGACCTGTATAGTTCTGATTGATGAAGCGTTTTTCGTGGGCTCAAACTGCGCTCCGCTTCCTTTTTTGTAACCCCACGTCTTATTGACAGTTATCGTCTGCGCTGCAAAATCAAAATCCTTTCGCGTAAGCCCCAGCGCCTCTGAAAATCTTAATCCGGTCTTTATGATGAGAAAAAGAAGATGGTCATAACCTAACTTACCGTCAAGGTTAAGACTTTTAACAAGAAGCTGTACCTCAAACTGACTGAGGAATTTAGGCTTTTTTTCTCTTGAAGCCATAGCCTTGACAGCAACTTTATACGTGGGGTCGTTCTTCAAATCTCCGTTGTTTCTCGCGTCAGATATGCAAGCTTTAAGGTGATGGTGGAAATCAAGAGCCGTGGTTTTCTCGTGTGTTTCGCCATAAACGTTAAGTATTCTCTGATATGCTGTTCGGTCAAGCTCCGACATCATGAGAGCTGGCGCTATTTTCCGAAGCGCCTTTGAGGTGCAGTAATATTTGTCAAGAGTTACCTCTCTTATGTTGCCTTCTTTGAACTCCTTGACCCACCTGTCAAAGTAATCACAGAACTTTTCGTCCATTATTATTCCTCCCTGCATTTGTTATCCTGGTGATCATCCGCACCTTTCTCCGCCCATTCCATACATCGCTGAAATACATCGGCGTGAACCATATGTTATCCGCATGCGGTGTGCAAAGCGGATCGAAGCGATACGGTTCTTCCAGGCTGTCCCCGATGTAGACGATAGCAGCTATTCCAAGCAACGAAAGCTGTATGTAGCACATCAGCGCCGTGTTTTCCGAAAGATCCTGCGCCACCGCAAGCACATGGTCCTGCAATTTAAGACGGGAACCGCCAGCCGCAAGCGAACGCTGAATAGAATTTGCCATTGAAATCAGTATTGCACCTGCGCCGGAAGCGCTGTCGAGCATTGTCACATACCCCTTTTTCTGAATCAGCCTTACGGCATCATCGGATGAAATGCCCGACACAGCCTGGCATACTCTGTACGGTGTGAAGAACTGACCAGTCCAGTGGCTTCCAAGATTCAGCTTCATGTATATGCTGCCAAGCATATCCTGCTCTCTGTTCTGCTCATATCCGTCCATAACAAGTGCAAAAAGCCGTGAAAAGCTGTTCATCTCTTCGCTGTCGTATTTGCTAGCAATCACCAGATACCGCTCTTCCCGTTCTTTCCGGAAATCAAGCTGTTGAGAACAAGAAATAGCTGTTAGTGCTATGAAGTCCGCCCAAAGTTCCCAAAGTTGGTGCTTACCAGTCATAGACTGGATAAGCCCAGTAAATTCAACAGCTTTCGGCTCAAGAACGAATTCGCACTTTTCTGCCATTTAAAATCACCCCTCTCAATTAACAAATCTCTTATGAGCAAGCTCGAGGCCGTCGTCCGTAATATCAAGATAAATCTGTGTAGTAGCTATTCGGAACCATTCGCGCTCCTTTTCCACCCGTTCTTCTCCCTCTCAAGTATTTTGTCAACGCAGTCGTCTACGCTGAATTTTTTACCGTCCTTCTCAACAATTATAAGCACATTGCCGCAGTCGAGGATTTTGCGGTAATCTATCCCATCATGCCGGAGATCCCGGACCGCGCGGATAAGCGCGGCGTCGAGATTAGAAGCGGTACGATTCTTGTAGGTGTCAGTAAGCGACATTTCTCTGTTGAACCCGCCGTAGTTCTCACGAAGCGCGTCGGCAAACTGCATGAGCCTCTTTTCTCCGAAGCCGAAATCCTCGTGCAGCGTCTTAAGAGTCATTATCTCCCAGACGGTGCGGGTTGTGTTCAGGGTCGTGTCCATAATCTCGGCAAATCGCCGTTCGTTTGCCTTATGTATGTTGATATTCATTCCTGATCCCCCTTTCTTCTGAAGCATGAATCCGTATCGCTGTCATAGTCGCACATACCATGCGCGTTATCCTCAGCGTCCAGGCACTCGCTGCAAAGCATGAGCCGTTTTCCGCAAACCGGGCAAAACGCCTCATATCCCTGCTTCTTGATATCCCAGTTCATTGTGACTTCGTTCTCGCAGTTCGAACAGTACTCTGTGACAGTGCCTGAAGTATTAAGGCACGATTCCGAAGAAAACCGGCATTCCCTTATGGCGTTAAAGTCATGGCCGCATTCCCCGCAGTTCCTTATCTGCTCTATCACCGCAGGCTTTCGTTCGTCCTGCGAAAATCTGAACGCGCTGTCAACGCGTGGTTTCCATCGGATGCAAGCCTTCTTGCTGACTCCGACCTCCGTTGCGCCGCTCTTCCAGTAGCAGCTTCCCTGTGTCGAAAAATACCCGGATTCGCGATAGTACCGGCATTGACCGCAGCGCTTTCCTTCTGAAATTGCCTTGATCGCTTCAAAAAGCGGTATGAGGATATTGTGATATTCCTCCCGCGTGATGGGCATACGGCCGTTTTCCTTTGCGGAATATTCCGCAGCCGATACGCCTATTATGTCAGCAGCCGCGCCAAGGGCCACTCTCACGCTCATTCTGCTGCGCCTGAGCAGCTCCGCGTCAGTGCCATTCTGAAGGTTTGCCACCTTCACACGTTCCTTGAGAAGTTCGTCCGATTCTTTTTCAGACATTTTTTCCTTGCAAATATCGCATTCATGATCCTCGCAGGAATAAATTGCGCCGGCGCAGGGCAAACCATTCTCCGAATTGAACCCGTCCCAGAATCCAACTACCTTTTTCGTGGGTTCATCACAGCATTCGCAGCGCCTTAAATCGTCCGCATTAAGCATTACTTTCTATCCTCCATCAGCGCGGATATGCCCGCGCCGGTCATAAGCCCCAGCCCGGTAACCGCACACCCTGTATATTCGGCCGCCCCCATCACTGAAAGTTCGGCGGTGAATACCGCTCCGAACACAAGCAGCACACCGATTACGAACATCAGAAAAGCTCCGTACCTCTTCACCGTTTCACCTTCCTCCCGCGTCCTGCTCCAGGGATATTCATTTTGCTTCGCCATCCGCTGACCGTACCAGGGCATATGCCATACTGTTTGGCAATCTCATAATTCGTGTATCCGTCCGAAAGCAGGATCCGCAGACGTGCCAGTTCCTCCGGATCGTTCGGAAACTTTCTCAACGGGCTGCCTTTGCCACTTTGAACAACACCCGCTCTTACAAGGTTAGCCCATACAGTCTGACCAGCAGCGCCGACTATTTTTCCTATTTCAGCATAGGTTTTACCGCTTTCCCGAAGACGTATAAGTTCTTCGATATCCAGATGCAGCGAGTTCGCTCCGCCATGTGGTTTGATTGGAAACCCAAGCTCTATACGCCATCGTCTGACCGTATCTTTCGTGACATTGTATTTGACTGCTATGTCATCATATCTTACACCGCGCTCAAACATTATCCGAACATCGTCCCGAATTCTTTTAAACGTTAATTTTCCAGACATACGAAACTGTTCCGAAAGTCCGGCTTTTCGAATTTTCTTACGAATCGCCGACCCGCTGAAAAATAGCTTCTTTCCTATCTGTTCAGCATTAAGCCCATGTGCGCGCAGCTCCATTATCCGGGCTATCTCCTGTTCGTCAGTCATTCGATGCCCTCCTTTTGCAGCCTTACCACCATCTCGCCGTAAGAGCAGTGATTTTCGGCGGCAAGGTTCATGACGTCCTTGAGGCTAAGTCCGTCTTTTTTCCTCATCGAGGAATATTTCTCCCTTTCCTCCCGTTCCTGACCCAGGCACAGCCCGCACTTCAGATACGGGCTGTTTTCCTCCAGCCTTGCTCCGCACCTGACACAAAGTCCTGCGGCCTTTCTCCTCGTATATGTAAGATTCGCCATTCTTTCTCCTTTCATCGATCTCGCAAAGAAATCGCAAAGTGAATTCCACCGCCGACAGCAGCAGGAATATCCCGCCAAAAAACGCCATAAGTCTTGACCTTTCTCCGATAAAGACAAGAACGATAACGCCGATGATAAAGTCAAAGCGTATCATGTTTATCAGCCGTCGTATCTTCTTCATTTCCGTCCTCCCACAAAGTCATCTGGGCCGGATCGGGCGGCGCATGCATAAGCTGCCACTTATGCATACACTTCGGACCCAGGCCGTTTTTCAGCCCAAAATCCGACGTCAGCCGCCGGCCGCAAACCTGGCATACAGTCATCTTCACGGTAAATACCTCCGGTTTCGGCGACTTCCTG